GTCTTGCGACACAGGGGAGTTATCCGTAGGAGTCCACACTCTCGTGTTTCATCGGCTACGGCCGGTTCTGACACCGGATTCCTCCTGTAAGGGAGCTTTAAGCTTCGTTATAGATCGCTGAGTACCGACCTTGTATTTTCCAGACGAAGGATGCTCATATGCCGAGGGAAAACATTCCTGATTTCTCTCAAGCATTTGGTGCAGCTACTCGTCGCGAAGACCGAGAATTTAAGTATCGGTATCGCTATCCGTGGTGGAGTCCAGGTGACTGGATAACCGCCAATGGGTACGGATCTTACTTGACTGGCAATCGGTCTAGAGTGCATCACTTCGTGAGCATTCCGGATAGTTCTGGATGGCGGGAACCTAATCCATATGTTCGAGCAATCGAACTATGTGATCCTGGTGACCTATCAGTCACATACAAATCCAATGGTTGGGAAGGACCCGCGGGGGAAACCACGCGTGAATTCTCAGGTCTTGGTTATGACTGGGCGAATCTCTCTGAGGATACCCGATTAGGGCCCTTTTGGAATTCACCATCCCAAACGGCTTATAACATGGCTCTCACCAAGTGTTTAAATAACCTTGGTGAAGGCAAGGCATCAGTCGGGCTTGCGCTCGCTGAGGCTCATAAGACGTTTAAAGAACTCGCACGTCTTGTAAAGGATATCTTTCGTATATACAGAGCTTTTAAAGATCTGGACGGACGTCTCCTTTACGATATTGTTAATAGCGGTCGATCGCTCCCTAAGGGGGTTGCCAATCGTTATCTTCAATATCAATACGGTGTGAAACCGTTAATGCGCGATATTACGGAAATTTACAACTTTGTTCCTACCGTCATGAATAAGCCATTGCTTATCCGTGCCGAGGGCAAGGGATATGAAAGCTGGTCATCCTCCAACAATGTTGGATTTATGGCTGAATCAGCTGAATATACCAAAGTTGTTATGTACGCATCTGTGTACAATGTAGGTATCCTGAACCTTTCCCGTGTCGGCCTTTTGGACGTCGCAGGAATTGCTTGGGAGTTAATACCCTACAGTTTCCTTATTGACTGGTTAATACCAGTCGGCCAGGTCCTGAGTGCTTATTCTAGTACTTCAGGATTGTTGTTTCACTCCGGGACTTCATCAAGAACGGTTGTGAGTAAAGCTGAGCAAGAGTTACGCTCAGGTCCAATCACACCGTCTTACTTTGAATACGTTGATAGCCCTACTTCGGTGCGTAACGCATCTTTGAAAGCTATCAAAACTTCAAGGCGCGTAATGACAGGGTTTGAAAACCCCAATCTCTACGTGAAGAGTCCCTTTTCCATGACGCATATCGCTAATGCGGCTGCGTTAATTATTGGGCGATGATAGAATCATCGATCCCACTATTCAGGTGTAGCAATAATGCCACAACTGCAGAACTTGTCGGTCACTGACCGGACAAGCCCGACCCCCGTTGAACACATCTTTGTCCCTCGGGACATTGTAAATGGTGTTGCTACGTTGGTCGAGAGCACGGGTGTTCCGATCGGTAATAAAATTTACTCGATCAGTCTCCGGCAGACGCCCGACGGTCGCTATAAGGCGACCATCAAGTTGACGGTTCCCATCCTGGCAACCCAGGTTGTGAATGGGGTATCAACCCCGGTCGTTGCACGAACTTCGCGGGTAACCGCGACTTTCGACTTCGATCCGACTTCGTCCACCCAGGAACGTAACGACGTTGTCGGTATGTTCCGGACCAGCCTTGATACGGCTGATGTCCTCACCCAAGGGGTGCTGGTGGATTTGCAGGGTGTCTACTAATCAACCATTTAGTGTTACAGTGATTCTTATCATCTGTACTACCTTGGTTATATTAGTACTCGGTGGCGGATCTCTGGTAAACCAGAACCGCCCTCGGCCTCTCATACAGGATTATCCGTATGTTGAAACAGAGACGGCGCCAATTGTGCGCCAATACTCGCGTCCCAATAACTTTCGAACTGTCACTCCGCGAAGCCTTGAAAATGCTCCCGGAGTTACCGAGTTACAATCACCTTAAAAATGAGTGTTTCTCGAAGTTTGTTTCTAGTGAGACAGATGCTCCTGAAATCAGGCGCCAGCGTGCCATCTTTAAATGGATGTGCGCTGAATCAAATAATCTGTCTACGAATGAACGCCTCTTAACTGTTGATCCCGAGTATTTAATATTACCAGGGACAGCTTGGCGTTCATTTATTAACAAACTGCAGTCGATCGTCATCTCGATCATCGGAGAAGTTCCACCTGATGAAGCCCTCATGGGCGGATTCAGCAGTGGCGCGTCAACGAGCCGGATGAGAACTTTAGGACATCCGTCCTATAAGTTCGTGGGCGAAGCACACGTTACACCCCGGGCCCTCACACATGGAATGAGTGTCATAGTTGACGCTCCTCTGTGGGTTCGATACGGAAATATTTCCGTAACGGAGGTTCCTGGGAACATCGTGTTTACTGTTCCAAAGAATGCTGTTATAGATCGGGTTGCCGCTAAGGAACCTGATCTTAACATGTTCATGCAACGTGGGATCGGAGCTTTTATTGGCTCTCGACTTCGACGTCACGGGATTGACCTTCATGATCAATCTCGGAACCGTCGATTAGCCCAAGAGGGATCCCTTACGGGTGAACTCTGCACTTTGGATTTAGCATCGGCAAGTGATTCTATCACTACCATGCTCTGTCTCGAGGCGCTTCCCATCTGTTGGTATACGTTGCTTAGTGATCTTAGATCACCTGTGACGAATATTGATGGTATTGAGCATGTAAACGAGATGTTTTCCTCAATGGGAAACGGCTTCACGTTCGAATTAGAGAGCTTGCTCTTCTATGCGATCGCGAGAACCGTTGCCTATTTTGAAGGCATTTCGGGCATCATAAGTGTGTATGGCGACGATATTATCGCACCTACTGCACTTGCTACTCCTCTTATAGACGTGCTCGGTTTCTTGGGCTTCTCGACAAACATCGAGAAATCCTTTGTCTCCGGGCCTTTCCGTGAGAGTTGTGGGGGCCACTTTATCAATGGTCTTGATGTCTCCCCATTCTATGTTAACCGACCTATAACAACATTGGTTGATCTTATTGAGATTCTCAATAAAATCCGCTGGTGGTGTGATAAGGAAGGTTCTCATGGGATACTATGTCCTACTCTAGAGGCCATTTGGTCTCTTGGGAAGGATATGGTTCCCAAGCAGCTATGGGGTGGCCGTGATTACGGTTCCACTGGTTCTCTTGTTACTCTGGACGTCGGAACCCATCAAATGGTTCCCGGCGAAAAGAGATACCAAGGAGGTATTGGATCGTACATCCATCGGCTTTCTGTACTCGGGGATGTCCCCGACCTTTCGAAGCTCACACGTCCCACAGGGAAATATGAGATCAAGAAGGTTCGTACTTGGAGCAGTCCACGCCCTAACCCGTTTCCTTTTGAGGTTATAGGTTAGGGAGTGTAACATGGCCTAAAATGACTTAAGGTCATGCTGGATGCTATCCAGTGGGTTTTAGCGGTC